GCAATGTCGTTCTGCATCTTAATGGACGGATCTAAAAACTCACTGAGCTGCTGACCTACCAAGTCACCGCCAATTAATAAATCACTTAAATTAGCCATCTTTGCTACCTATTAGGTTATGATATTCCCAAAGCCTTCTTCAAAGCTTCTTCATTAATTTGAATCGGGTTCCCAGAACCACCAGATCCCCCTCCACTATTTTGCTGACCAAGCAACAGATCAATCAGTGACTCAGCCTGAGCGAGTCTGATATTGCTTGCATCTTGTTCAGTTGCCAGATCGAAGTTCAATGCACCAAGGCCCAAGTCTCTCTGGTATCCAGCAAGCTGACGATTAGCAGCATCGGCAATTGAAGCAGCGTTGATTGATGGGCTTGTGAGGTCTGCCAGTGTAATTGCTGGCAAGAACGCATCCTGAAGCATCCTGGAGGTTGCTGCAGTGCCAATATTGGTCTCATCAAACTGAGCACCAATGCCTCCTAGAACTTGATCAGAAAGCAACTGAGCACCTGCTCTGGCCTCCTGTAGTCCTGCCAGACGCTGATTAGACAAGTCCATAGCCTCTTGCCTTGCCTGGGTAATGGCAGTCACTGCATCAGCACTGCGTTGCTCCTGGATCGCTCTCTGCAAAGCAAGCTCCTCCGGGGAACCACCATATTGTGCAGTTCTCAGACCTCCCCTGCCTTGAGCAAACAATTGCTGATCTAGGTTGACCCTTGCTTCTTCATTCCCAGGCTCTCTGAGGGCTTGTAAACGATCAAAAATATCTTGCTCTCTGGAGGCTATACCCGCAGAAGTAAAAGGGTCTGTGAGGCTGACATCGCTTCCAACAAAGTCACGAACCATCTGCTCACGTTCGTTCAGGCCACCAGCATCTAATAAATTACCTGCAATATCCGTTTTGCCAGTGATTGCATTGATGAAGTTCTGACGATTCGCCCTTTGATCGACAGTAAGCTCACCAGTCACCGGATCAACAGTTGGGTTAAATATGGCGTTATATGCAGCCTGAGCATTATTGGTCAGATTAGTCTGGAAGTTAGCCAGAGAGGGATCAGTGGTGTATGTAGCACCACCAAATTGGTCAAAGCTTACAGACCCAGGGCCAGCAGTCACCGTGAAGGGGTTGAACTTTCCGGTCGAAGCGACCTCGTTATAAAGATTCTGAGTTTCAGTCTTCGCAGTGTCTCCCAAGCCTTGCAGCCTGTTGATCGCGGCATTACTGAGGCCAATAGACGCAAGACCAGACAAGTTCTTCCTATTTGTTAAGAAATCGAAAAGGGCCGAACCGATGCCATTCTGAGATGTTATGTCCGTTGTGTGGTTAGGCATTAGTATGTACCTCCGTCAATCGTTGTGACAGTGGTCGTGCCAGTTACAGTCAGATTCGCAACTGTCACAGTGCCTGTGAATGTCGGAGATGCTGTGTTGCTCTTGCTGTTCACTGCAGTCTCAATAGCATCGAACTCAGCATCGATCTCAGCTCCCTTAACCACCTTCAAAGCCGATCCTGAGACCAAGCTGTCCTTTGAAGTGAACCCAGTCAGTTTAGTGTAACTCGCCACTTTATTTCTCCTATATCATCCGTCCAACTAAGCTCTGAACATTGAGCTGCTGGATTGCAATTTCTTTCCCATTCACAGTTGTTTCCAAACCAATCTGAACAACGCTCCCAGAACCACTGGCATTTATTTTCTGCGTGTTGATCAGAACTGCAGACTTAGAATATTCAGCCCCAGAGTTATATTCGGAAATGTTGTATTGAGCCGCGTTAATAGCAGGCAGAGAAAATGCTCTTTTTGTATAGTCTGCTGCATAGTCGTAACCATACTGCAAAGACACTCTTGCACTTGACCCGTTGAAAGTTGTCAGATTTATCTTTTTAAGGAACTTCAGCCTGGAGCTGTCACCAAAATCGAGCGGATGAGAGAAATAGCTCATCGTGTAAGAACTTCCGTTGTCTTGCTGTGTGCCATATTGAGCAAGACCAGCCTCAACTCCTAGATATAGCTCTTCATTATCGAACAGGTACATCGAAAGCGGTTCAATACCGCTCCAAGTTGTCGCTCTGAAACTGCCATCCTCTAACGGAAATCTCGTGTCAAACACAAACAAGCCGCTAACACCTGTAAACACGCACAAGATAAATGCGTTATTTGGATCGAAAACCATTTTCAAATTGCTGCCATCACTGGCAATGAAATTCTTAATATCGAAGTTGACGTTTCGGCTGATGTCTCCGATTGGTGCTGAATTTTCCTGTATGGTTCGACCTAGACTCCGAACACCAGAGAAATCAGTGAAGATGACATCTTTACCAGTGTTCACCACAGCATCTCTATTAACGGCCCCTATGTTGCTGACAACATCCGATAGGCTCATATTTGCTGGATCATTAGCACCCTGATAAATCAAAATGTTCTGTTGACCAAAAATGATCAGCAAATTGTTGTGAGCCATCAGTGCAGTGATTACGTCATAACCCGAGGGCCAAACATTAGTCAGATCAAGACTCCCTGCGGAGCCAGTTGACCAATCGACACCGTTCAGCAAGTTTGACCAGTACAGGGTTTTTTTATCGTCTGCCTCATCAGCAGCCCACAACCTACCGTAAGCACCCAGAACAATGTGAGCACTTGGTGGTGTCCCTGCAGCACTGGCATGAGCAGTGATCTTAGTCAGAGCACTGGTTCCAGCATCATAGACCAATGGCTCATGACCTCTTTGGAAAAGGAAGTGATCGTCGTTTAACGTAGCAGATGACCAATTATTCGCCGTTATGGTGTATGAGCCAGGAGTCGTGTCTGTCAGAGTTGTGGTTCCGGTGAAAATCTTGTTGTTTCCAGCAGTAAAAACGACCTTTGTGCCGTTTTGCTGCACAAACTCTGAAACGTGTTCGATCCCAGCACTTGTTCCGAGAACAGAAGATCCGTTTGTCGAGGTCATGCTGTATCCCTTCCGAGCAGCAATCCTGCCCTGCTTGTCGATCACGGCATTGTCAGCAATTGCTGCAAAAGCCTCAGACTGCATCAAAGGGCTATCCTGGGTGTTTATGCCACCAAATCCAGGAGCCGCAATTGTTATGTTTTGGAGTTGTTGAGCCATATCTATGCCCTGAAGAAATCAAGCTCTCCTGGTTGTCTGTTTGCATCAATCGCAATCGCATCAGCCAAAGCACCTTGAGCAACAATAAACTGCTCTGCAGCAGACTGCCCTCCAGTCTCTCCACGCTCCCTTAGAGCCATCGCATAAGCCAACTGGATGACTGGGTTGTCTGGGACGAGAATGGTGGTTGCATCTGCTTCCAGCTTCTCTTGAGGTATGACACAGACAAACTTCAGTGTCTCAATCGCACTTGGAGTTGGGTGGACAGAAACCCTCAAAGCTCCGTTTGTGTCTACTCCGTCTATAAAAAAGTCAGTTGGCGATCCAGAAGCGGCTGTTGCTAGGATTGTTTCTTGCTCGAAGTAAATAGCATTTCTCTGCACCAGATACTGATTAGTCGTATCGTTCATGCCCCGTTTCACCAAGGAGTTAATCTTTGCGCCTGTAAGACTGTACAAGCTTTGACCAACTACCGTTGGGAAGCTGATGGTGGATCTCTGAGATGTCCACTCATGCGAATTTTCTACAGTCTTTTTTGCATCATTTATTAGCTCACCGATCAAAGCACTGTAATCAGTTTCGGATGCAGTCGTTACGACCGTTTCTCTCAGTCTCCGCAAAATTGCGTTTATTAAATCCAGATAAGTCATATATTCAGCACCCGTGAAAGTAGAGGTGTCAGCTCAAAATCTAAACCACGATTTTCTAAAACAGTGAGAGTCGATGGAGTCCTAGCTGTCTGAGCGAATAGGTTGTAAACAGTCCCATCACCCCCGGAGCCACCACCTGTTCCCCCTGTTCCTGGGTCTTTCCCTGGCCCCTCACCACTTGAAGGATTGCAATTACCATCTGTTGGAATAGCCTGTCCTGCTAGTTTCGTTCCTGTTGGGCAAAGACCTGTATCACCAGGGCCAGGGTTACAATTGCCATCTTCAGGCACTAACTGACCCGCAAGCTTAGTCCCAACAGCACAGACATCATCACCGCTACCTGGATTGCAATTCCCGTCTGCTGGTTTTAGTTGCCCCTCAAGCTGGGTTCCTGGCCCACAGTTAGGGTTGCACTCGCCATCCGCAGGAGTCAGTTGTCCTGCCAGTTGCGTACCAGCAGCGCAGACAGTAGCCGTATCTCCCCCAGTCGGAACATTGCACTGAGCCAGATCGACTACTTCTTCACCTTGTCTCAAAGTCCCTGCTGGGCAAGTCAAGGTGAATTTATCATCGTCAATCGTTGTTGTTGTCGTGTTTGTGGTTGTGTTGTTTGTGTTATTGGTGGTGTTGTCAGTTCCACTAGCAGGAGGCAAAGGCACATTATTAGGATCAGCATTGTTCAACACTGCTGCAGACAAACCCCCTAATATTGCTGCTGCATTTTCAAGCAGGCCACTACCGTCCTGGTTGTTCTGGTTATTCTGATTGTTCTGGTTGTTCTGGTTATTCTGGTTGTTCTGGTTGTTCTGGTTTCCTGTCCCTGCATTTGGATCGCCAGACTGATCGCCAGTAGATGTTCCAGTGTTGGGCCACTGCCCTCTTGGGTATTGGAAGGTAATTACAGTCCTACCATTTGGATCGTAGGTTTCACCAGTCGCTGCTTCATACTCAGCAATAACTTCAGGTGACGGGTTGTTTGTTCGCCAGACGTTATACTCATCATTAAATACGCCACCTGTTGGAAATGCTGGCCCTGTATTCGTCCAGACAGTTCCGTCAGGGTCTGTATAGGTGTCTCTTAATTTTGGCTCTGCGCCAACATCTCTTACAGCACCCCCAGCACTTTGATTTGCGCCAACTGTTGCAGTGCCTCCTGCGTTTTCGATAGCAGCGTTTACTATCTCTGCCGCTGCTGCTGCATTGGGGTCATTGGCTGTAGCTGTTGCTGCCGCTACTGCAGCTTGTTGAGCTGACTCTGCTTGACTACCGGAAACTACAGAACCACCTCCTCCCGCTGCAGGACTTCCACCAGCATCAACCGTTGTCTCAGATGAGTCTCCACCACCACCAGCATCTTCAGGAGTCACAACGGGATCGGAGAGATCGATAAATCCACCTTCATCAGCCCTGACCCCATAAGCTTGCGGCAACCTGGCGTATCCCTCTGGGGTTAAGGTTACTTCATGACCTAGTTCGCTCCATACTGATGTCATCACTTCTGCTTTTACGGAATTAGGAGCACCAGTGTTATCAAGCCAATTGTCTGCCAGTTGCGCTATCCTGACCTTCTTCTCTTGATCAGAAAGCACAGTGTTTGCCTGTATCTCTGCGATTTGTGCCTCAAGCTCCTCTTTAATTTGTGCAAGAGCATTGTCTGCCTGCAATGTCGTGACTTCAGTCTGTATCTGATCAGCCAGGGACATACCACCACCCTCGAAGTCTAGGGAGCCATCGAGGTTTATGGTTGCAATATCAGCACCCAGGATGTCGTTAATTAGGTTCCTGCCACTGATGATGTCATTCAGGTTGTCGAAGAAATTAGAACTACTGCCAAAGACATCTATCGCCCCAGCAATCTGATTGGTCTCCTCGCCAAACTGTGGATCAGTAATGCTCATGTCTTTCTATTTTTCCCGTTGGTTTCACTGCCCGAAGAAAAGAAGAACGCGCTTATACCCGATAATAGGCCTCCCATATAGCCAATGATCAAATTGACAATTCCAGCATCGTGGTCGGGAGTCATTGTGACGAGAAAGCTATAAGCAACAAATGACAGCAAAGTGATTAGCGCAAAAACTTTAGGAGTCCAATCTGTTGCAAAGTGCTCTCTAGCGTTCTTCCTATCGTCAACCTCCGTTTTGTAAAGCTCTACATTGCTCTGCAACCGTTGCAGCTCTATCTCTGTATTATTGAGCAGCTCTGCCTTCTCTGGATGAGCCTCAACGTGTTTTTCTACATCCTCAAGCGTACTGTCTGCCGGTATACCTAACTTGCTTGCTGCCATCTTGACAGCCATCCCAGCAAGGGGGTTTGCTGTCGAGGCAACATTGACCAGAGTCGGAGCAAGTGCTTTCAGCAATCCCTTCATTTAATAAACATCCAGAGCCTGGCTAACACCTCAAGATTCCTGATCACTTTTGTCCGCAGTGTCAGCTTCGACCACCTCATCTATCGTCTTGCAAACATCTGGGATTGACTGCGTTCCTAAAACTGCGTTTCCTGCAGCCCTAGCTACACTTCGAGCTGCAACATAGACTTCACTACAGTAGAGGTTTTTGTTTGCAATCATGTCTTCTGTGACTGTGCAACTGCTCATAGCTATAAGGGTGATGCAGATCAAATAACGCATAAGTTCTCCAGGTCTAAGTTTTCAACTCGTGGTTTGTAACTTGTGTCCATCATGTGATCACTGATCAGCTCTTTCAGATGTGATCTTCGATCCTGATCTCTGAACTCCTTTGGAGGGTTCAGATAATCTTTGTCATCGTTCCCGCAGTAAATTATGTCTTGATCAGGGGAAGCCGTGAGTAAGCGTGGAATGACTGCCACTATGTCAGAACCGCTCACAACCGAAACATTGCAGCCAAGTCCTGCAGGAGCCTTTGCCCTCCACATCACGTTCGGTCTACCAAACGTCACGAGCTTTATTTTGTCTTTTGCGAACCCATGCCCCAAGAGCCTCAGTGCAGCGATGGTTGCTGACGCACCTCCAAGACTATGCCCGATGCAGTAAGTAACCTTAGCTGGATCGAGCTGCTTTCTAATTGGCTTCCAAACAGACTTCTGGCTTATTGCAAAGCCCGCATGAACCCACTTGCCGCTCACTCTCCATGGAAAACAACTGGCATTCGCAGCCCAATCAATTGCGCTGTTCGTGCCTCGATAAATCACATATTGCTTATCATCGTGTTTATACAGATAAGCACAGGCTCCGATCTTGCTTTCATATTTGAACGCACCTGGGATCGCATCGTCATAAGCCTGCTCTGCAAGTCGAGCAGCCAGATCTAGTTCGGCTTTTGTAATTGTCAAAATCAACTGAGCCACTCTGTTATAGCTATCAACAAAATAACCAAAGACATCAGAGCTGCAGGAGTCGCTAAAACCATTCCAAACCACCACCACTTTGGCATATCTCTAAATTTCATATACTTCAGCTATATTCGTTTTGCGAGGTCAATCCACTGCCACCGTTGTCAAACCTAAAATTAAAAACATCAACACAAAAAGAATCCCACCTATAACCGCTATGTCTATCATCGCTGCTCGGGATTGCGCTTTTCTTTTAGCCTCTGCAATACGGATATTTCTCAATCTTGCCCTTTCGCGGATGGTATCTTCCCAAAGGTCGCCTCTTCCGGAATATAAGAAAAGGTCTTTTAAGTCCTTCTCTAGCCGAATCGCTCTATCCTTCTCCAGCGTTATCTGTAAGGCAGTCGCTTCAATTGACTTCCCGCCAAACAGTTTCTGAATCGCCCCGCTATTTGTAGCTTTTTGTTCTAGGACGCTTATCTCTTCCCGAGCATCAAAAAATTTACCTATTGCTCGACCCATATCGTTAAGGTCTTTACCTTCCTGAACCGCTGTCTTCATGAAACGGTAAGCAGAAGCGCAAACATTTACTGCTGCTATAATCTCAGCGGCCATTAGTAAACTCGTACACCGTCCTGGTTAGGATCTACAAGTATCGGCTTGCAATACGCTGTAATGTTAGATGTGC